AAAAGGGATTTCACAAAGCGTTCCGCGATGATGAAAAGCAATCAGATGTCTATTGGCTTGCATGGGAAGGCCTTCGACTAAGTGGAGTCACAGTCAAGCCATTCGGCGCAGACTTTCTCGAAACTCTTAAGAGTGTAGAGGTTGCTGAGTCTGACCCTTTGGCCTAGGCAGGGATAGCATCCACTATCTCATCGCTCGCCTGAGCATTGAGACGGCTATCCCTCCACAATCTTTAATCGATCTAGATTCATCGATGCTTCAGATGCTACTCAAGGCGCTGAAGGATAGAGCAAAGGAGCAGGCAGATGCCTACAGAGCTAAAAGGCGCTAGTGCGCTTCGCAAGGCTCTTAAGCAATTCTCACCTGATCTTGACAAAGAGACTCGTGATGAGATGGTCGGATTTCTTAAGCCAGTAGTAAAGAAGGCTAGAGGATTCCTTCCTTCTAATGATGAGATGCCTTCAGGTTTCGTTAAGCATGAAGTCAAGACGGCTAAGTTTCCAATGTACGACGCATCAGAGGCTCGTCGAGGAGTGGGCTATAAATTGACGGCCACTCGTCCCAATTCTCAAGGTTGGTCTTCAACTGTCTCTATTCATAGCAAAAGAGCAGCAGCAGTTATTTATGATTGGGCTGGACGTAAGTCTCGCAGTCAGTTCATCTCAGTTCTACCTGGCTCAATGGCAGGCAAAGGAAAGATGTCAGGCCGAGCATTATTCAAGGCTTATGAGCAGGATCAAGGTAAGGCCAAGGTCGGAGTAATCCGAGCCCTAGAGAAGGCCGCCGCAAAGTTTAACGCGAAAGGCAACAACAATGGCTGAGCTACGGATCCCGATTGTCGTCGAGAATAAAGGCAAGAAGGCGCTCGGCGACACGAGCAAAAGTGTTAGCGCTCTTGATAAGCAAGTCAAGCGATTGGGCAAGAGCCTTGCAGCAGTATTTGGAGCGCAGCAGCTTCTTAAGTTTGCTAAGAACGCTTCCATGGCTTTTATCGAAGACGAGAAGGCTGCCAATCGTTTAGCCTTAGCAGTTAAGAATCTTGGTTTAGAATTTGAGACTCCACGTATCGAGCGCTATATCTCTGATCTATCAAAGATGTCTGGCGTTACTGACGATCAATTACGTCCTGCAATGCAACGACTATTGCAGACTACTGGCTCAGTTGCTAAGGCTCAAGAATTACTTACTCAAGCGACCGACATCGCCGCCGGGTCTGGCATCGATTATGAGACAGTAGTTAATGATCTTAGCCTTGCTTACGTCGGTCAGACTCGAGGACTTCGCAAATATTCACTAGGACTATCTCAAGCCGAGCTGAAGACCATGAAGTTCGCAGATGTTCAAGAGCGACTTAATAAGCAATTTTCTGGCGCTAATGCAGAATTCCTAACAACCTACGCAGGTAAGTTGCAGCTCATCACAACTGCAGCAGGCGAGGCAAGCGAGAAGATCGGCGGAGCGCTAGTCGATTCCCTGGTTTCAGTATTCGCTGCAGGCGACACGACACAATTCGTAAACCAGATCGATACCCTTGCAACCAAGATTGCAGATACTGTCTCAGCAGTAGTATTCGGATTCCGTAAGTTATACGTCCTTACTAGCGATCGCGCCATTCTGGCTAGTTTCAATCCGTTCGATGATTACGAGAAGAATGCTTTAGCCGCTATTGAAGCGGCCGAGAAAGCAGCAAAGTTTAGACGTAATGCGCCATCAACTGGCTACCTAGGTTCTCAGCCAATGGGTATCTATGAGACATCAGCACAAGTTGCAGCCCGTAAGTCAGCAGAAGCGGCAGCAGCAAAGCGCGCTCGTGAGTTAGCAGCGCTACAAAAGAAAACCCTTGATACTAACAAGAAATCTCTAGCCCTACAGAAGGCATCAAAGACGCTTAATCTAGAGGCTATTGGCATCGAAGCAGCACTTAAGGGCAAGATCAGCGAAACTGATCGACTATCACTAGAATTACAGAAGGCTTTACTTGCAGGCAATGCAACTCTTGCGACAAGTCTCTCTGATCAACTAGAAGCAGCCATCAAGCGCAATAACGAATTGCGCCAATCTTTACTTGCGACTCCAGAGGCTCCAAATCCTTTTAGAAACTGGAAAGTTCCGCCATTGGATTATGGTGGCAATATGCTCGGTACTCCATTACCTCCAGGATTTACGCCTCCAAAATATCCTGAGCCTGCTCCTAATCCACAAGGCCCAACGATGCCTGCAACAAATGTGCCAAGTGATAGTTACACTCAATTCGGCCCTCAAGGTGGATTGGGCGCTGGCGTGATTGCTGGAGTCAATCCTTATCCTCCAGTTAATGTCACAGTGACCATCGATGGACAAGAATTGACTTCAATCATTACAGAGACTCAAGTCAATGATTCATTATCTGGCACGTTCTCAGGCACTAACCGATTTGCTGCTAGAGGCGCTATAGCCCTATGAGTCTTCCTGCCAATATCTCGGTATCGTTCGACTTTAGCCAGGGCGCTACATTCGGCTTTAACGGCTTTATTATTGGCGATGCTAAAAACGGCGTTATAGGAACATCCCAGTTCGCAGCTAGTGCAGTCCCAGAGCCAGTCGTTGATCTCAGTTCGGTCACTCGATCAATCAAGATCAGCCGTGGCCGTAACATCATGCGAGATACCTATGAGGCTGGCAATTGCACAGTTCGAGTCCTAGACCCTAATTCGTATTTTAACCCTCAGAATACGTCAAGTCCCTATTTTGGCTACCTGACCCCACTTCGCAAGATTCGCGTAGCAGCCACTACTGCAACGGCTCAGGAGTTCTTGTTTTCAGGCTACGTCGATACATATAAGTATTACTATCCAACAGGCCAAGAGATTGGTTATGTAGATATCGTCTGCTCGGATGCTTTCCGCCTCTTTCAGATGGCTAACGTCTCGACTGTCTCTGGTGCTACCGCAGGCCAGACAACTGGTACACGCGTCACAAAGATTTTAGATCAGGTTGCATTCCCTGCCACTATGAGAATCGTGGACACAGGATCAACCACAGTCCAGGCCGATCCCGGCACGGCTCGATCATCACTAGCTGCGATTAAGGCGGCTGAGTTCGCCGAACAAGGTGCGTTCTTTATGCGTCCAGATGGTCAAGCAGAATTTAAGGATCGCGCAGATGTTGTCAATTCTTTAGTTCCTGCGCCTATTGAGTTCAATCAGACTGGTGGCATTCCATACTCAGACCTAAAATACGCCTTTGATGACAAGCTTATCATTAACCAGGCGAGCATGACACGCATTGGTGGCACAACACAGACCGCCGTCAATGTTGATTCTTCGGCAAAATACTTCCCTCATGGCACAACGGTCACAGACATGATCCCTCAGACAGATGCTCAAGTTCTAGACATTGCCAAGATTTATGTAGCGACCAGAGCTGAGACAACAATTCGCATCGATGCCATGACAGTCGATCTTCTCGATACCGCAGTACCAACCGACACAATGATCGGTCTCGATTACTTTGATAATGTAAAAATTACCAACATTCAGCCAGATGGTTCAACCATCGTTAAAACCTTGCAGGTGCAGGGATTGGCATGGGACATCACCCCAAATAGCATGAAATGTACAGTTACAACATTAGAGCCAATAGTCGAGGCTTTCATCGTGGGATCTTCGACTTCGGGTATAATAGGCACGTCCATATTAGGATACTAGGAGACAATCAATGGCAGCAGGTTTAGGATATAAAGAGTTCGCAACGGGAGATGTATTAACCGCAGCGGATGCTAATGGCTATCTAGCCTCACAGGTCGTCATGGTCTTTGCCAACGCCTCAGCTCGCACTACTGCCATCACATCACCTCAAGAGGGCATGATCTCCTTTAGAAAAGACGCAGATGCCATGGAGTATTACTCAGGCTCGGCTTGGGTCGCAGTTGATAGCGGCACTTCACCTCTGACCACTAAGGGTGATCTTTTTACCTTTTCCACTACAAATGCTCGTCTAGGCGTAGGTAGCAATAACCAAGTCTTGACGGCGGATTCTTCTACGGCAACAGGCCTCAAATGGGCTACTCCATCCGCCACTGCTACTGGACTGACATTGGTTGGTCAAAGCACGTTTAGCGCATCAAATAGTGTCATTTTTAACAATGTTTTTTCAAGCACCTATCAGAATTATTTAGTAGTTGGAAGAATTACTGGAACGGCAACCAGTATTGCATGGCGTTTGCGCGCTAGCGGCACAAATGCTACCGCGTCAAATTATACTTATCAGAGTTTTAGTTCGGAAGGTACTAGCAACACTTCTGCTCGTGGAACTGGGCAACCAGTATTTTACGGCCCAGCAGTTACTAATGGAGAAATTACTACATTTACTTATGGCGTGTTTAGTCCTAATGAGGCTGCGATTACTGGCGTTGAGATGCGTCACCAATCACGTTCGAGCAGCGCAAATAATTCGCTAAACATCAACGTTGGAGCGCATACTTTAACTAACGCCTACGACGGGTTTGAGTTTTACGAAAGCGGCGCTGGAAATATGACAGGATCTATCCGCGTTTATGGCTATCAGAACTCATAAGGAGATAACATGACAATCACAGAAATCTTTGCAGACGAGGATCGCGTCGTAGAACGCAAAGCGACAACGGAAGAAATTCAGCAGCGTGAAGAAACGGCTGCTTATTTTCAACAATTAGAAGAAGAAAAAGCAGCTAAGGCAGCAGCTAAGGCAGCCGTTCTTGAGCGACTAGGCCTTACCGCCGATGAAGCGGCACTTTTACTTGGATGAAGCCTAGACTCTCAAAGTCTGCCATCCAATTAAGAGAGCAGATCGATGATGCATTCCCCGGTCGAGATCGAACTTCGGACGGTTGGATCGGTGATGCACGACACGCTAAACGCAAGTCGGATCATATACCTGATGCACTCGGTTGGGTACGTGCCCTTGACATTGACCGCGACCTTGCTGGTAAAAAAGGGAAGCCCGACCTCATGCCTGATCTGGTCGATCAAATTCGAGCATTGGCAAAGTCTGGCGATAAGAGAATCGCTTACATCATCTTCGATGGCAAGATCGCCTCAGCTAAGAAGGCTTGGCGTTGGCGTCCTTATGATGGGATCAATAAGCATAATCACCATGCGCATGTCAGCTTTACTACAAAGGGCGATGAAGACTCTACTTGGTTCAATATCCCGATGATAGGTGGCAACTAATGAACATGAAACATCCAGC